CCGGGAATGTCCGGTATAAGAGCCGTGAGCGTTACTCGTTCGGCTGGTCGGACCCCCTTGGTATGTTTGGTTCGCCGGGTTCGTCCTGATAAATCAGTATATTACGCTGATTGGAAGGGGGGCTTCGGCCCCCTTTCTTTTTGTCTTGACGTTCTAAACTAGCCAAGTTAGTCTTTACCTGTATCAAAGTCCTAGAGGTAAAGATGGATACTTCAACGCTGCCCAAATCCCGCGCCGAGGCTAAAGCCAAAGGTGCCAAGTACTACTTCACGGGGGCGCCGTGCAAACACGGTCATGTCGCCCCGCGCAAGACCAAGGGGGCTTGTGTGGGATGCCTAAAGGCTGAATGGGAAAAGGGTAACGTTGCCCGTGCCGAATACTTCAGGCAATACAATCAATCTGAAGCAGGCAAAAAAGCCAAACAGGAGTATTACGAAAAGAACAAAGGGCTAGTCAAACTCAAAGCCCTTGCTCGCCCAAATGAAATTGATCGTGAGTATCGTAAAAAACATAAACAAAACAATCCTGATATGTATCGGGCATTGACCCGCTCTAGACGTAGAAAACACCGTAACGCCACCCCCAAATGGCTTACTGCGGAGCAAAAACGGGCGATGCGGCAGTTGTACATCGACGCCATGACAGTGACCCGTATTACTAAAGTGCCATATGTCGTGGATCACATCATCCCGTTAAATGGCGAAAGCGTGTCCGGGCTGCACGTGCCTTGGAACCTGCGAGTTATCACGCGGGAAGAGAATTTGAGAAAGTCAAACCAACTTGTTGACACCCCCCAAGTCACGGCGTATATAGAGTCATCGGGAAAAATCCGCTTGCCAGACAGCCCCGACTGACGACATGCAGACTGGCAGGCTTGACTCGCATGTGAGGTATTTTCAATGAGTCGTACTACATTTTCTGGCCCGGTTAAGTCTGACAACGGCTTTGAGGGCTCTATCGCTGGCGATTCTGCCGTCATCACCAACCTGCTTTGCACCACGCTCACGATTGGCAGCACCAAACTGACCACGGGTTCGGTGTCGGGCACGGTATCGGTTCAGGCAGGTCGCATCCCGGTTCTCATCGGCAGCACCACGCTTTACATCGGTCTGTACGCCAGTCTCGTCCCGTAAGATTTCGTGGGGGGCGTAAGCCCCCTTCATCCATTACAGGAGACTCAGGATGGGTATGCAAACAGATGTCCTTGCTAGTAAGGTCGCCACTTCTGCTGGCGACCTGCTGGATCAAAATAGCCTCGTTATCGGCCGTTCTCGCGTAAAGGCGATCTATATCGTGCCAGATAGCGGCGCAGGCACCGTGACGTTCTATGACGGTGGGGCAAGCGGCCCGGTTAAGATTGCAGTGAACACCAAGGCAAGTTCCACTGCGCCGGACTACGTACTGTTGCCCGGTGAGGGTCTGCTTTTCCAGACCAGCATCTACATCGTCCCGTCAGCCGTTATTTCGACGATGGTGATCTATGGCTAAGACCCCTGCTTGGCAACGGAAAGAGGGGAAAAACCCTGCTGGCGGACTCAACGCAAAAGGCAGGGCTTCTTACAACCGTGCCAATCCGGGTAAGCCGGGGCTGAAGCGTCCTCAACCGGAAGGTGGGCCTCGCAAGAAGTCATTCTGTGCCCGTATGACAGGCATGAAGAAGAAACTGACGAGCGCCAAGACGGCAAACGACCCGAATAGCCGGATCAACAAATCGTTGAGGGCTTGGAACTGCTAAGCCTTTTATTAATTTGCAAATTAGGAGCGAATTGAAATGAAAGAGTCAAAGGCGATGATGCGTAAAGAAGTGTCCTTTATGAAAAAGAAGGGTGCTCCGAAGTCCATGGTTCGGCACGAAGAGGCCGAAATGAAAGGCATGAAGAACATGCGGATGGGCGGTATGGCCTACTCCAAGGGCGGTTCTGCTTCCAGCCGCGCTGACGGTATTGCCAAGAAGGGCAAGACTAAGGGCAAGATCGTCAAAATGATGATGGGCGGGAAGTGCTAATGAACTTTATGTCAAAAGGTCCGCAAGGGCCGCGTCGGTCCTCCGCACAGGCTACGGCAGCACGAAAAGAACGTGAGGCACTTGAACAGGCCCGCCAAGAAGATATGGCTGAGAAGATGCGCGAAGCGTACGAAAAGACGCAGCGACGTAGCATGTCCGGCATGAAAAAGGGCGGCTCTGTGAAGTCCTCTGCCTCCAAGCGTGCTGACGGGATTGCTAAAAAGGGTAAGACTCGCGGGAAGTTTGTTTAAGACTCCATTATGGATCGCATTCCTAAATACACGGCGGGGATGTTTAAAAAGAAGATGCCGCGTTTTGGCGCATCTGCTATCAAGAAGCCCCGTTTGCCGTTACCGCCTAAGCCGCGAGTTAAGAAGTTTACGGAAGGTGGGCGACTTCAAGACGTAAAAGATATGAAGCGTGATCCAGAATGGGAGCGCGAAGTAAAGGAAATGCTCCGCGAGCGTAAGATTGAAGAACGCGGCAGATCTCCGTACAAGGGCAATGTAAAAGCGGCAGGGCCGTACATTATTCCAGAGCCTGAAAGTTTTGACGAAATGCCGTTTAAGAAAGCCTATGGGATTAGGCGTAAAGAACTGGGCGAAGGTGGTTCTTTCTTGTGGCGGGGCAAACCATATGTGGTTAAGTCTGCCGAAGAGAAGAAGGCTAAAGGGGGTACAATAAAGTCCTCCGCAAGTCGCGGTGATGGCATCGCTAAGAAAGGTAAAACCAGAGGGAAGTTTGTCTAATGCTACCGTCCCGAGGCATGGGTGATATCAATCCCAAAAAAGTCCCCCGAGCAAAACGCCGGGGGGACGAAAAACCCGTAATTGGGACTGGGAAACCGATAAAAACCTACGCCAAGGGAGGCGAGAGCCGCGTGAACGAGGCGGGAAATTATACGAAGCCCGGTATGCGTAAGCGGCTCTTTGAGTCAATCAAGGGCCGGGCCGTACAGGGTACTGCAGCAGGGCAGTGGAGCGCAAGAAAGGCTCAGTTGCTGGCGAAGCAGTACAAGGCCAAAGGCGGCGGGTATCGTGGATGAAGGCTCCTCAACAGTCTCTTAAAGCGTGGACGCAGCAGAAGTGGAGAACGAAGAGTGGTAAACGATCTTCTGACACGGGCGAAAGGTATCTACCAGAGGCTGCGATCAAGGCTCTCAGCCCTTCTGAGTATGCCCGTACCACCGCTGCCAAAAGGAAAGGCAAGGCCCAAGGCAAGCAGTTTGTCTCGCAGCCCAAGGGTGTTAAAGAAAAAGTAAGGCCGTACAGACGTAGGGGTATGTGACATGGCTAAAAATTTTCCTGATTTGACCGGTGATGGTCGCGTAACTCGCGCTGATGTCCTTAAAGGGCGAGGCGTGTTGAAGAAAGGCGGCTGGATTAAAGAAGCCATTAAAAAGCCCGGTGCGCTACGTAGCAGCCTTGGCGTCAAGGCGGGGCAAAAGATTCCCGCCGCTAAACTTGCTAAAGCCGCAAAGGCTCCGGGCAAGATGGGTCAACGTGCCCGTCTCGCGCAAACGCTGCGTGGCCTGAAGAAGTAACATGAACAACGTATCTACCCAACAAGGTTTACAGCCGAAACCCTCTCCGGCTGTCTCTGCGCCCCAGATAGGCAACAGAATGGGTGGCGGACTAGGCGGTTTTGGCAGCATGGGTGGTTTTGGCGGTGCCTATGGTGCGCCGTTTAATGTCAGCGGCTTTGGCGGCTTTGGCGGTATGGGCGGCTTTAACCCCATGATGGGCGGTTATGGCGGCTTTGGCGGTATGGGCGGCTTTAACCCCATGATGGGCGGTTATGGCGGCTTCGGCGGTATGGGCGGCTTTAACCCCATGATGGGCGGCTTTGGCGGTATGGGCGGCTTTAACCCCATGATGGGCGGTTATGGCGGCTTCGGCGGTATGGGCGGCTTTAACCCCATGATGGGCGGCTTAGGCGGTTTCGGCGGCTTTAACCCAATGATGGGTGGCTTCGGTGGTATGGGCGGCGGTATTGCTGCACTGCTCGGCCAGTTGCGCGCTGTTCAAGGGGGAAATAGAGACCCCAACGCCCCACCTCCGGGCATGAAATTGAACCCGGACTTTAATGTCGGGCGTTCTATGCTTACAGATGTTCGCCTCGACGACAGGACTAGGCAGATGTTTATTCCTGATGAGGGAGCGAACCAGCCGTCGTCGGACCCATTTAAGTATGCGTGGGCGGGGGGAAGTCCGGGCTGGGCGGGGGAAAGTCCGGGCTGGGTGGGTAATCAGCCGCGGCTGGCGCCTGATGTGCAACCTCCCCCTAAGTGGGTGGACCCTGCGGCGGCTCCTGATGAATTTAGGAAATCATTTGATGCTTATCAAGCAGATCGTAGGGCGCGGAGGAATTCTGGAGTTGATCTTAATGACGGGTTGATTAGTGACGATGAACAAAATCGTAGGGCTGGCAAGGTAAAGAATCCGTACTACTATAACCGGTTTGCTAATGGTGCGTATGGCACTGCAGATGTCCAATTTGGCGACAATGAATACATAAATCCAGAAGAATTGAAAAATTATGAAAGCCGTTTAGAAAGGAATAAAAACACAACCGCTAGATATGAAGAATTAAAAAACACCCCAATAACCGACGCCCAAAGAAATTCGGCTATGTACACTCTTGCAGCCAATAAAGGGTATAACAGAGTAGGGGAAGGTGCTACTGATCCGAATACAGTAATGAACTTTTTAAAAGAGAAGAATATAGATTATAGTGATGACGCACTTAAATCTTATCGCTCACCTTCTGATTTCGGCCTTAATTTTGAATAGTAAACGAGCATAATATTCATGGTCGATAAAACTACAGCAACGACAGACTTCAACCTCGACCTCAATACTATTATTGAAGAGGCTTTTGAGCGTTGTGGGGCTGAATTGCGTACGGGTTATGATTTCCGTACGTCGAAGCGTAGTCTTGCCCTGCTTCTGATGGACTGGGCTAATCGTGGCGTGAACTTGTGGACGCTGGAGCAGGGCACCCACACTTTGACCTACAACGTCGGTACTTATGATTTGCCGGTGGATACGGTAGACCTGCTTGACCATGTAATCCGTACTGGGTCTGGTACCAATCAGCAGGACATCAACATCTCGCGTATTTCATCCAGCACCTACGTATCAATACCGAACAAGAATGCGACAGGCCGACCGATCCAGATTTGGATTAATCGCCGCACGGGCGCGACGGGTGCGGATAACGTAATTGTTTACCCTCAGTTTACGGTCTGGCCGAAGCCCGATAACAGCACTACTTGGATTCTTTACTACACCCGTCTGCGTCGTATGTTTGACCCCGGTACAGGCGTTAATGGTCAGGATATCCCGTTCCGCTTCCTGCCCTGCATGGTTGCTGGGCTGGCCTATATGCTGTCGCTAAAGATTCCGGGTGCAGAGGGTCGTACTCAGGTCTTGAAGGCCCAGTATGACGAGGCTTGGGATTTGGCTTCTGGCGAGGATCGTGAGAAAGCCGCAGTACGCTTTGTCCCACGTGAGAGTTTCTTGGGTGGCTACTAATGCCAAACAGGTTTGCCAGTGGCAAAAACGCTATCGCCATGTGCGACCGCTGCGGGTTTCAGTACAAACTGAAGCAGTTAAAGTCGCTCGTGATCAAGACCAAGAACGTAAATATCTTGGTATGTTCGGAGTGTTGGGAGCCGGATCAGCCTCAATTATCGCTTGGTTTGTACCCCGTGGACGACCCGCAGGCGTTGCGGAATCCACGACCGGATACGAGTTATTTTGCGGTAGGTAATGACGGCGCAAATGGCAGTCGTCAGATACAATGGGGCTGGGCTCCCGTAGGAGGGGCTAGAGCAGACGATGCCGGGTTAACCCCAAATGATTTAGCCCCGGCAGGTGAAGTCGGGACGGTAACGGTCGTTACGACCTAGGAGATTGAGATGGCTATGAGTAAACTTGAAAAACACGCGGCTCTCCCGGCGAGCAAGGCTCACGGTCCGGGTCGGGTCAAGAACATGCGTGCTGGTGGCAAGACCAACAGCGACATGAAGAAGTACGGTCGGAATATGGCGAAGGTGATGAACCAGCGCAGCCCGGTGCGTAAGTCTTCTGGCCCGAGGTAAGCATCATGAAAGAACTGAACCCCGGCAAGATTAGGCCGAACACGGATTCGACGGGTCGTAATGGCTATCCTGAGAAGGATGTCAACAAGGGCGTTACCCACATGAAAATGAAGGGTGCTGGCGCTGCGACCAAGGGCACGAAGTTCGTGTCTCAGATCAATCTTGAGAACAACAGCAAGTACCGGTCTGGCTGGTCTCCGTGAACTACAGTCAACTCTCAACGTTGATTCAGGATTACTGCGAAAGCACGGAAACGTCTTTTGTAGCGAATATCCCTACGTTTGTGCAGTTGGCTGAAGAGCGGATTTATAACTCAGTCCAGATCCCGGCGATTCGTAAGAACGTCACCGGTACGATGACGGCGCAATTTCAGTATTTCTCCCTGCCGTCTGATTGGCTCTCGACGTTCTCGCTTGCGGTGATTGACCCGACTACGGGTGAGTACGAGTACCTGTTGAACAAGGATGTGAACTACATCCGCGCTGCGTATCCACCACCCAACTCGTATGGGAAGCCTAAGTACTACGCTATCTGGAATAACTCCAGCATGATTCTTGGGCCGACCCCAGACGTTGCGTACACGGCCGAACTGCATTACTACTATTACCCGGTTTCTATTGTTACTAATTCAACATCGTGGCTTGGGGACAACTTTGAGACCGTGTTGCTCTACGGATCGCTCCGCGAGGCGTACACTTATCTCAAGGGCGAAGCCGATATGATGCAGTACTACGAGCAGAAGTATCAGGAAGCCCTTGCTCAATTGAAGCGTCTGGGCGATGGTCTGGATCGTCAGGATGCGTACCGTTCAGGACAAGCGAGGATTCCGGTCACATGAGTTTTGAAGGTGGGTTAGAACTTGGTACGGTAAAGGTGTTTACCACGGACAGTCGTGGATTTACGCCAGACGAGATGGCAGATCGTGCTGTTGATCGCCTTCTTCGCATTAATAACCGTTCAGAACTTAAACGTGTTCTGGCGCAGTACTTCAAGGAAGCACAGGAATCCGAGCGGATGAACCTGCGGCGCATATTGATTGAAAACGGTTTTATGAATGCTATAGAGCATTTAGGAGATTGAGATGGCTATTACTCAGGCAATGGCAACGTCGTTTAAGGTTGAGATTCTTGACGGAATCCACAACTTTGGGACCGGCGTAATCCGGGCTTCGACGGCTGCGGATGTCTTCAAGATCGCTTTGTACACCTCGTCTGCTACGTTGAGTGCGTCTACTACGGCATATACGACTACGGACGAAGTTTCTTCGTCTGGTACGAACTACACTGCTGGCGGTAAGACGTTGACGATCTCGCAAGTACCGACTTCAAGCAGCACGACGGCGTATTTGGATTTTGACGACATTACGTGGGACTCGGCCACAATTACGGCAAATGGCGCGTTGATCTACAACAGCAGTCAAAGTAACAAGGCGGTGGCGGTGCTGGCGTTCGGCGGGGATAAAACCTCGACGGCGGGCAACTTCACTATCCAGTTCCCGGCTGCTGCAGCATCAACCGCAATCCTCCGTATCGCCTAATTTAATTAGGCAGGGGCCGTGGCAGGCGTCATAGTCGCCTTCGACGGTTGGAACGCTTCCGGCGTAGGCTGGGGCGAACAAGGTTGGGGCGAAGGTGTTGGCAATCTTACTGCAACGGGTGCGGTAGGATCTGTTGTTGTCACGGGCTCCGTAAATATCCCCGTTACAGGCGTTGAAGCCACAGGCCAGATTGGGTCGGTCACGGTTGTTGGCGTAGCCAATGTCCTTCTTACGGGCGTTGAGGCTTCGGGTGTCGTTGGCACAGTTGTTGTCGTTACCGACCAAGTTATCCCCGTCACGGGCGTTCAGGCCACTGGACAGATCGGCACCGTAGTTGTTGCGGCCTCGGCAGTTGCGGTCGTTACCGGGGTTGAGGCTTCGGGTGCCGTTGGCACCGTATTCGTTAAAACGGATCAAGTCCTTGCCGTTACCGGCGTTGAGGGGACGGGAGCGGTCGGCACCGTTACGGTACAGGCAGCGGCTATTGTTCCTGTTACCGGGCTTTCTGCTACGGGCGAAGTCGGGGATGTCCTAGTTGCAGCGGCAGCAGTTGCTGCTGTTACCGGAGTGGCTGCGACCGGAGCGGTTGGGACAGTTTTTGTTGTCACCGATCAGAACCTCTCGGTCACCGGAGTCTCGGGTACAGGGGAAGTTGGAACGGTCGATGTACGGCTTGAAATC